CCACTGGCAATGCAACAGGAAACAGCCTGTTCGAACTCACCTTTTTACTGACCCACCCCAAAAGCATCAAGGCGTTAGACCTATTCCGATCTAACGCCTTGATTTCATTTGGTAGCGGAGGAGCGTTACCGCCGTTACAGCGTTACCATCGAGATCGCGGCCTAACTACATCATCACCCCCCCCGACGAAGATAGCCTGGAACTTCAGATGGTTCCGGGCAATTGCGCATATCTATGCCTGACGCCCGCACGTAGGATTTCCCCAAAAAATTTTGCCATCGGAAAAAGGTAACTTAGGTAACCAAAGTTAAATTGATGAGGCAAGCCATTGATATTAAACGATTTTACGAACAAACTTAAAGGTAACTATTAGGTAATTAGATAGTAATCAGATTACCTTTTTAGGTGGTCACTTTTAGAAAAAAATAAATCAAATAAATCAATGACATCACCTTTGTTGGGTCAAAAAATTACCTATGATTACCTTTTGGAGGTAACTTTTTTCTCCAGCTAAATCAGTGGCTTATGAATGGTGAAAAACTAAAATTACCTAAGTTACCATTTTCCGATGCTTCCCCGGCTCTGTCACGGTGGAGCCTGGATGATGCGAAATTGGTGACCAACATGAGGCGCAGAGGCCAGGGTGATAAATGCAGAGATCAAAGCGGCGTCCAAACCCCTGAAAAAGCCAGCCGGCCCGCCTATTTTTGGTGACCTCGGCACTGCAAAAAAGAGGGTCCGTTTGTGGCGCAGGCGTGGCGGGGGGAGACTGCGCTTGTCGGGGTCTGGCCGGGGGGACGGCGAAGGCATGGCCTGGGGCGCAGACGCCCCCTTCAGCCATAAAAAAAGCCGTCCATGGCAGGACGGCTTTTCTTGATGAAGTGGAAAGTACCAGCCAGTCAGGCGGCGTCTGCAAGGCTCACAACAAGGCGCTTTCCCAGAGCCCGCAGGGCTTGGTCTATCACCTCGGGCTTGCTCGAATGGTGGAAGTTGAAAAGCCTATCCACCTGTTTCTGATCCCAATCAAGGCGTGCGGCCAGATCAGCCTTTCTGAGGCCCTGCCGTCTCATTTCCATCCACAGCGCCGCTTTGGCGGCAGTAAGAGTCGGGAGGAAGACAGCATACATGCCGGGTTCCAGTAGGCTGGGACTGGGGACATCCTCCCGCCTGACAATCCGGTCGGCAATCACCTCTTCAAGGCAGTCAGCGGCCATGACGAGAGCTTCTTCCTCAGTTGCCCCAGATGTTATGGCTTCCTCAAAGTCGGGAAAGGTTACCATGAAGGTTCCCTCATCCGGCGTAAGGACAGCCGGGTAGATGATTTCCATGTTTTCCTCTCGCACGTTGGACATTCTCATACTTAGATAATTCATAGTTATCGACTTAGATTTGATCCCGCCGCCCCCCGAAGGGGAAGACCTCATTCGAGGTCTTCCGGCTTCAGGTTTAGCTGAGAAAGAAACTTCTTAACCGTTCCGGGGCCTAGGTCACCTTTCTTTTGGAGAGTTGTCCGCCGTCCGTTCAGTACGATCATCCGGTGGCTTCCCTTTCCTCTGTTCTCGATAACCTCTAGCTCCTTCCCGAATTTCTTCTTCAGTTGTTTTAGAAGTTCATCTGGTCTCAATCGCATCACCCCCTTTCGTGAAAAAGAATATACGACAGATGTGCCTTATCCACAAGCGGAAAATGCGACAGATGTGCCAAATAAAAAGGCCGCCCTCATTGCTGGGGGCGGCCAAGGCAGGGCGGAGAGGCTTAGGGCGTCGACGGCGTCTCGGTCGGGGGGCTGCTGGGATCAGCGGGGGCCGGTTGGCCGACAGGGAGTTGGTCATAAGGGCGGAAGGCCACGACCTCTTCGCCCAGCCAGTCATTGATTTCCAGAAAGGTGGTCATCAGGGGAACGATTTCGTTCTGGTAGAAGACCTTCGCCGCGTCCGCCACAGACCCGAAACCGCCGGCATTGCTGGGGATGATCCCCAGCAGCTGGGGCGGGATGCGATGAGCCGACAGCACGTCGTCACGGGTGACGTTCTTCATGTAGTAGAAGTCGTCTTTGGCCCCCACCTCGGAAATCGGGATCAGCTGCAGGCCGTCCTTTTTCCCGCCCGGCGCATACATGAACAGATTGCGGAAATTGCCCGGCCCCTTGGCCTGTCTCAGCGCCTTGCGCATACTTTCCACATCGTCCTGTTTCAGCTCGGCGTCGGTGGCATAAAGGATGAAGCCTGCATGGCTTCCGTTGACATAGTATTTGCGGCGAAACAGGGTGGCGGCCTCGTTCAGCAGGGCCGATTGCATGGCGCCGGTGTATCCGGGCATCCCATAGATTTCCTGGCTGATGTCCGGTTCCGACAGTTGCAGGATGGTGCCCGACGCAAACTCATGCTCGACCCCGTCGATCAGCATCAGGAACAGCCCATCCTTGCCGACGCGGGTCCAGCGCGACAGGGTCGGCTTAAGCTCCAGCACGTTCCCCATCATGGCGTCACGCCGCTCCAGCCAGGATGTCCCATAGACCATGTGATTGAGGGCCAGCGCCTTGAAGGCCGACCGCGACAACAGCTTGTGCGGAATGAAGTGGCTGGCGATCAGATTGGTCTTGTAGATGATGGCCGACTGATGGTGCGCATTCGCCGTCAACGCCTTCGCCAGCCCGTCATAGGAAATCGGCGGCTCATACCATCGCCCGTTCCAGGCTGCATGGAAATAGCCGGAGAAGTCCCGCTGATCCAGCACCGGGACAGGATCGCCGAAGGTGAAAATCTCGCCCTTGGCCGGGCGGGCGTCCTGGCTGTCGGGGGCTGCTTTCTTGCTCATAACCTTGCGCTCCATCAATCATAAATCTCGACGAACCCGCGCCCGTTCCCGGTGCCCTGGGCGTTGTCGAATTCGGTGAATTCCAGCTTGTCCAGGGCGTGCATGATCGCCCAGGCGACATCGGCATGGCCGGTCTCTTTCGACCGGCTGGCCTGGAAGGTGGCTTGGCGGCCCGAAGGGGTGACCGTCTTCTTGATCGACATGAAGGCCATGCAGACATCGATCCAGCCGGCGTCGAATTCCAGCCGGCGCTTGGCAACCAGTTGCTTGGCCTTCAAAACGAGGCGGGTCTTGACCTCGACCGAGTAGTTGATTTCCCGCGCCGCCGGGAAGAACTGGCGGACCAGCTGGAAGACGCCTTGGCCTATGGTGGTGCTGTCGATGCCGATATGCACCACGTTATAGCGGGCGCACAGAGCCTTGATCCTGTCGGCCTGGGCCTGCCAGTCGGTGCCGGTGACGAATATCTTTTCCAGCACGCGGAAGCGCCCGCCATCGACCGACGGCGGCGCCACCACGACGATGGCGGCATTGTCGCCGGACTTCGACGGGTCATAGCCGATCCAGACCGGACGGTCGCCGAACGGACGGGCCAGAACGAATTTGACATCGTCCCAGGTGCTCCAACTGTCCACCATGCAGCGCCGGAGTTCGTCGAAGCCGAAGAAGGCGGCATCGTCATCGACCCATTGGGCCATGAACAGGTTGGCGAAGTCGGCGTCGTTATATTCGCGGCGTAGGGCGGCGATGTCGAACAGGTTGCAGCCGCCGGCCTCGGCATCCTCGATGGTGACGATCTGCCGCCATTGGCCGTCCGGACAGAGGCGGCCGTCTTTCAGGGCAGCATGGGAAACATCGAACTCGATCCGGTCGGCCTTCGCTTTGCCGCGATTAAAAACGTCGCCGGACCAGAAGGCATGGCTTTCGTGGCCGATGGTGGACGGGGTCGAGAAATAGGTGATCCGCCATTTCTTGTGGGTCGCCATCGCCGACGCCACCTTGCGGAATTCTAGGAACTTCCCGATCCAGGTATATTCGTCCAGATAGACATGGCCGTGGTAAGACTGGGCGGTCTTGCTGTTGGTGCCCAGGAAATACAGGGTCGCCCCGTTCCAAAGCGTGATCGGGTCACCCTTCAGCTGGACACCGGTCACATCTTTGACGAACTGAACGATATATTCGCGGAAAACATGGGCCTGGGCCTTCGAGGCCGACAGGAAAATCTGATTGTCGCCGGTTTCGATGGCGTCGATCAGGGCTTCGCGGGCGAAATACCATGTAGCCCCGATCTGACGGGATTTCAGGATGTTGCGGACGCGGTGTTTCTTGGCGTCCAGCCATTTTTCCTGATAGGCCCACAGGTCAGAACGGAAGGCCTCGATCAGCGCCTCGACCTGTTCTTCGGTCAGGACGTTCTTGTCTTCCTTCTTGCGCTTTTTCGCCCGGTCCTTGACGGCGGGATTGAGATCGCCTTCCTTGCCGCTCTGGCTGTATTGGGCAATTCGCGCCGTCCGCTCCAGCATCTTGCCCAGCTGGTCGATTTCCGTCAGGTCGGCGGCGGTCTTTTCGTCCTTGGCGATCAGCTGCATCAGCCGGACTTCGACATGGGC